GTATTTGTGGATATCCCCACAAAGGATAACGTCATAGTCGGGGTGATTCTTTAAGAATTCCAACGCGGGCGTACAGGGGACGTGCTGAAAGTTTTCGGGCTTTTCCGTTATTCTGTCGTGAATAACAAGTATATTATACATTTCCTTTCCATTTTCTTCTACTACTGGAACTTGTTCACCCCAACTTGCACCATATACGCGGACGAAAAGCGTGCTAACAACGTTAATGCTTTTGCGGTTGCGTTGATAAATATCGTGCTGTCCGAATACAGTAGCGATATCTACGTTGCGGTGTCGAAGTAATGCTACCATTAAATTCAGATATTCCCATTCGCGCGCTTGGTCGCCGAAATCCCCTGCTATCAATATTGGGGCATTGGCATCCTTGGCAATTTTTAACACCTGTCGGAACTTGTGTAGAAAGGTCGCCGAATAGTCTTCGTCGGTACGCGCAATCGGTCTTTTGGTCGTGCCGTGTACGTCCGATAAAAGAACAAGTTTCATTTTGCTACCCCTTCCGCTATTATGTTTACGGTTTGTGTATCGATTTTTCTAAAACAAGTCGGACAAATTTTATGTTCTTTCATAAGGGTAGTATAATCTTCGATTAGGGTTCCGATTTGTTCATTGGTGATTTGAAGTATGGATTCTTCCAGAAGATACGCTTCTATGGTATCAATTAGTCCCTTTTTCCGTTCAATTTGGCCTACCAGATGCCCAATTTCGGCTTTTTGGGGGTCTACGGCACGTAGGGTACTTGTAATTTCGGATAAGTCCGAATTTAAGCGTCTAAGCGCGTCGGCAGTTTGGATAGTATTTTGTTTCAAATCGAGTTCGTCGATAATCGCTTGGGCCTTTTTAAAACTGAAAACGACCTTCCGCAAATCTACATATATATATAATTTTTCTACTACCGCTTCCAATTCCCTTTTAAGCTTTTCAAGCTTTATCCATTTGCCGCTTGCGCGTTCGGATTCTGTTTTTGTTTTCTTAGCTTTTTCTAACGCGGATTTTACGTCGTCGAGTCCGTCCAGTTCGGATAGTTCTTCTTTTATTTCGTCTATGTCGTTATCAATCGTTTTAACGTCCCTTCGGGCATCACGAATAGCTGTCCCTAATTCAGATACCCACTTGTCGGCATCGTCGGCTTTGGTTATTCGATTTATTGCCTTTGCTATTTCGCCGCCCGAAGACGTTATAAGAAAAGGGGCGTCAAGTTGTTTTTGCAAATTGATTTCGGAAATGTTTAGTACTTCTTTTACAAGATCGGGAACATCTGTTCCGAATTTCGAAAATCGGTTTATGTTTCCTTCGGGGTCTTTTACAACGTAGGTGCTATTGTTTGCGGTCTTGCGAAGGGTTACGCGGTATCCTTCCATCGTTTCAATCGTAACGCTTGTAGGCTTGTCGGCGTCGTGTCGCTTGAATCTGAATCCGGTCGGTCTGTTTTCTACTACCCAACGAAGGGCGCGCAGAATAGCGGTCTTGCCTGTCATAGATCGACCGACAATCGCGTTAACTCCCGGCGTAAATACAATCTTGGTGTATTTATGACTTTGGAAGTTGCTTATCGCGATTTGCTTTAGCACGTAACCCCATATATTCGTTAAGCTTGCTTGCAAGCCGCTTGCATAGCTGAATGTAAAGCCTTTTGGTTATTCCTACTTGTCCGTCGCCTATCAGAAAAGAATCCGACCACGTACGGTAGGTAAGACCGTCTTCGTAAATATCGATTGAAATTTTGACGTACGGCATTTACTACCCCCTATTCGGGTACGGCTTGCAATTGTCGTTTCTGCCCTTCACTTAAAACGATTTCCGCACCCAACCATGATCCTTTAGCAAAACATCGAAAGGCTTGATTTTTTGGTTCTACCAATAAAATCAAATCCCCATTTTGTGTTATAGCAAATGCTTTTGCTTCTTTAAATTCTTCATCAAGCGGAACAGTCAATCCATATGCCTTTGGGTCTAGCCTTACTTTTACTGCCATTGTTCCCCCTTAATGTGTACTACCTAATTTCGGGTTATCAATCAGTTTCAATTTGTCGGGGTCTGCCATATTGACGATTTGTTGAATAGCTGCTATCAAACCATGTAGGTTCGTATGCGCTAATATCAAAAGTCCTGCGTAGATTTCCGCGCCACAATACGTACAGTTGCTTCGAACGATTTTGGTTACGTCCGGTTTGAACGCGTCCAATAAAATATGTAGTTCTTTTTTGCAATGTCCGCAAATAACGGGTGGGCCTTTGTCGTGGTCTTTGATTATTTCGATTACCATTTTACACCTTCCCCATGCTTTCGGGCCTGCACCATTGGAAGAATTCATACAATGGTAGTATAACTAATGGATGCCCGCCCGCTTTGACTTTGATAAAATTTTTTTGATACGATGAATGAAAAATTTTATTGTTCGTATATATCAAGTCGGCAAAAAATGTATAGGATATGATAATACAAGGTTCTTTGCGGTCGCGTTTAAATACGATCATGTACCGTTCGCGTTTAGCACGTCTGCGGATTTTGTTTACCTTCATCAACCATTGATAAATAATTGGTCGCGTTTTTTGACCGGGGGGCGTATCCAAAAGGGATAGTAAAGATACCGTTCGTTTTTGATTTCTTTTTTTGGAATACCCGCGCTTTAATTCGATAACTACTTTATTGGTAAGAGGCTTGCCGATTTCGTGCATTGCCATTAAATCCCCGTAGCTATCCGCTGTCTGCAAGCCTGCTTTATGCCGCGTTGTCGCGCGTCCGCCGCTAGCATGGGTACGCCAAAAAATATCGTCGCGTTCGCTTTTTGTCCACCATAGGCTAAACGCGCGCGCCATATCCCTTTCGAATTCGCCCCCCTTTTTACTACTCATTTTTTTATAATCCTGTTTAATTCGTCTTGGCATTTTTGACAAAGCCCGATTTCCTTATATTCTGCATATTCTTCCGGTGTTTTGAATGTTAGCTTCGTCGCGCGCCCTTTGCAGGAAACACAAGTACTTGTTGCTTGGGCTGTCTTTACCGATCTACCAAAGAATTCTTTTGCTAAGTCTTCCATTGCCTACCCCCTTCATAAGTCGAATTGTTTTTCCCATTTGGCAAACTGTTCTTCTTTTAAGTGATATACAAAACGAAGCCGGTCGAACGTATCTATAAAAGCTTCGCGGTTAAATTTATTCTTGCGTTTCAAAATCCGCAGCGGTTTATCAAATGGAAGTTTTACTAACTTCAAAGTTGAATGGTAAATACTCCAACTGATTTTTATTTGTTGGTATGCTTTGCTATTCGGTTTTAATTCCCCCTTCCAAAACTTAATAGCAGTTTTTTCGCCAACGCCGAAAACCCCTTTCAGATTATCGGAAGAACAACCGGCAATAGCTTTAACGTCCGCCCATTTGTCGGGGGTAATGTCGTATTCTTTTTTAAAAGCAGACGCAGTATATACTTTTTTGGATTTCACTTTGTATATGCGTACGCGTGGTTGCAGGCATTGGTAAAGGTCTTCGTCGCTGCTAACAATGACGATATCGCGTTTGCCCGCGTATTGATTAACCAAATGTGCTATTAGATCGTCGGCTTCGAATCCGACCGACATAAACACATTGTTAAATCCAAGATTGGGTAGTATATCGCTTCGTAGTTCCATTACTTGACGGTGCAAATGTTCAAATAACCAAAGTTCTTCGTCGGTATATTCTTTTTCGTCGCGATTAGCTTTGTATGAAGGAAGAATAAGTTTGCGCCAACTTTTCTTCGAATCGAAACAAAAAACAAGATCGTTGTCTTCGAATTTGGTAGCAATAGAAAGGACGTAATTCAAGAAACCAAACGTAACGCCGGTCGGAACGTCGTCGTTTGAAAGTTCGCCCATAGCATAATGCGCTATATAGCATAGGTTTGGCGCGTCTATCAATATCATATGATTTCTTTCGGCTTGCGCGTCGTATTGAATTTCTTTGCAACTTCGCCCCAAGCTTCTACTACCATTTCGCGAATTTCGGATTCTAAATTGTTCCTTTCGATATATTCTATAGCACGTTCAATCGGCCCAAATTTTTTTCGACCGAATTCGTAGCCTTTCGTTCCGCGTACTTCCTTCAACCATTGAAGGTTGGCGCGTATATCGTCAATGCCATATCCAAAGATTATGTATATCGGGGCGTACCGGTACGGTACGTCGATAGAAGATTTTACTATCGTCGCTTCGCTTATGATCCCTACAGGAAGCTTTACCTTTTTGCTTCCTATTGCCCGTTCCCGGTAAATCTTGCTTTTGGGAAATCCTGCGGCTATTCGAATCCGCAATGACGAATAATACGGTATCGCCTTTCCACCGGGAGTAGTAGTTCCCTTGGGGGTCATTCTTTCTTGATTGCTTGCGACTATCAACCATTTGTTGTTTGCTATTAATCGTGCGGTTTTGCGAAGTCCTTCGCTGAATTCCTTCGCGCGTTTCATTCCCATTTTGTCTTCGCTTTCCATTTCCATTTCCGTAGAAAGCGCCGCTAACGAATCTGCTGCTATCACATTAATAGCACCTTTTCTGCTTCGCGGTTCCCATGTTATTATACGGTCGAACATTTCGCTTACAAGATCGGGGCGGTCGTAATCCTTAGCACTTAATTTAACCCCATATATGCGGCAGTATTCTTTGTCAAGTCTGCTTTCGGGGTCTAAGAATTTAACCGCCCCGCCCCTTGCCTGCGCGCTTGCAGCAATAGAAGCTAACAACGCGGTTTTGCCCGTACCGGTCGGGCCGAATATTTCTACTATGATTCCCCCCGGCAATCCGCCGTGCGGTGATTTGTTAGACGAAATAGCAAGGTCTAACAAAGTCGATCCGGTAGAAATCATTTTTCGAAATGAAGGCGGCTTCGGCGCATCTGGTACAGCGCACGTTCCGCGTTGCAGCTTCCGCATTTTACTACCCCTTGTTATCTGCCGCGTCGAAGCGTCCGTTTGGGTTTACCGGACGTTCTAGGCTTCGGCTTTCTTCGGGTTTCCTTTGCCGCGTGTTCGGCTTCGGCGCATTGTTCCCAAATTTCGCATTGGTCGCAATCTTCTAGTTCGTTAGTATCTTTTCCGAATTCGCCCCCGGCAGGACAAACCAATTCCCCTTCGTCCCCGTCGTCGGGTTCCGGTTCCCCGTCGTCGGGTTCCGGTTCCCCTTCGTATCCTTCGTCGGGTTCCCCTTCGTCCCCGTCGTCGTAGTATTCTTCGCTTTCTTCGCCGCCCCGGTCGTCCCCTTCGTCGGGGTCTTCGCCCCAATATTCCCGGTAGATTTCATCATAAGAAAGAAATGCTACCAATTGGTCGAGTTGGTGCGCTTGTTCCAAAATATCGTCTTCTATCGTGTAGTCGCGTCCTTCGAATCGATGCCCGATATATTCGGCGAAATCGTTACGGCTACGCGGGGGATTGATTGTAAATGCTACGCTTTTCCCGTCTTCTTCGGGCGAAGCGTAGGATATGAACGGTTCTACTTCCCGTCCCGGTCGGCGCGGGCCTTTCGAAAGCGTGTCCAAATGCTTCTGAAAATAAAATTCGGATACGTCCCAAACTTGAACGCCCTTGTCTTCTTCCCGCGCGCTGTCCCAACAAACGATATTGTAGATGCCGCGCTTTTTCGGAAATAGTGATTTCCAAACATCGTCGTCCGCCCCTTCACTTTTCAATTGCATACGGTGTTCGCAAATCGGGCAATTTCTTCGCGGCGTGTCTTTAAGAAATGTTTCGCGCGGGCAGATAACGCTACGATCTTCGGTCGGGCCGATTCCATAATGAACTGCTACCCGAAGACTAATAGCAGTATCCCCTTCGGCGACGGTCGGGTGATCCGGCCCCGCCATAAAAGGAATAATGTCTACTAGGTGGTCGCCCCCTTCGGGTTTCCAGAACTGCGCGCCGGTTCCTTCTTTGAAAAATCCGAAACCGGAGCTATCGCGCCTTTCTTGGTCTTCCTTCAACCGTTGTTCAAGTTGCTTCCGCATTTTTTCGCGCATGGACGAAGCGCGGGAAGTACTACTTCCCCTTGTGCGGGGTGCGGGTCTGCGCTGCTGCGCCCCCGGTCTTTGTCCTGTTGGTTTACGCTTGGGTGTTGGTTTCCTTTGTGTAGGTCGTCTTGCCATGATTTACCCCTTTCGCTTGAAAGTAGCTTTTGTAAATGGCGAAGGAAACAAGCCTTACGACAATGTAAAGCCCTAACAACGCCATAAAAAGAAGTGCTATCCATTGGAAAATTTCTTGGATCATATATATTATGCAATCATGTAAAAAGTTTACTACCATAGTTGGTGAACGGTCGGCGGCAGCTTGGATTCCAAACGCACCCTACCGGGGGTGCGTAACAGGGAAGGAATGATGCGATATACCGCCGACCGTTCATAACCCATTATACCATATTAGATCGTCGAACGTGACATTTAATTTTCAGAATTTATTATTTCGAAGCAGGCTTTCACAAGTCCTGCTTTCTTGTTATAGATGAAAGTACTACTAAAAACGTCCAGAACGTACCAATCAGCGGGCTTTCCAGAACGAAGCAGGCTTTTCGTAAAGAAACCCAAAATAGCATAGCGCACCGTTTCGGGGTCTTCGTTAAGATTATCAATTATCTTTGCTACTTTATCCCAAGATAAACGATCCTTTAAGGCCCGACATAATTCAATGGTAGTAGTTTCAAAAGATTTCAAACCGTCCAGAAATTTTTCGTAGTCTTCGTCTTCCCTGTTCATATCGATTATTTTATTTAATAGCACTAACGCGTCGCGCGGCACGCCTTCGGAAATCTTTGCTATCTTTTTTATGATTTCCATATCTGGTTCTAATTCTTCCTGTACGTACACGTCTTTTAATAGCTGAATTATTTCGTTACGGCTTAACGGCCTTAATTCAATTTTGGTACACCGGGAAAGAACGGTTGATAGCAATTTATCCGGTTCGGTTGTGACAAGGATAAAATAAGTATCGGGCGGCGGTTCTTCGAAAGCTTCTAACATTGCGTCTTGGAAGTTTTTACTAGCCCTATGACATTCATTAAATATTAGCACGCGCGGGCCTTTCAAGCTTTTGTAATGAAGCTTGTCCAGAATTGCGCGCGCAGTATCGACGCCGGTAGTATTTGAAATATTGTATTCCTTCGCGTCGCCTTTAAGTTCCCTTGCGAAAACCCTTGCTAATGTAGTCTTGCCACAACCGGGCGGGCCGTAGAATAAATATATGCGTGGGCGGTCTTCGCGTTCGAAGAAGTTTTCACATATGCTAAGGTAATTTCCCGTCCCGTACATTCCATATAATGTGTTCGGTCGGTATTTAAGATTTAGCGGCAGATTTTCCATAGCCTACCATCCTTTTAAGTTTTGTTTCAGATTGCTTCTTTTGTTTTCCCATGCCCCAACCGGCAGGCATATCTTTATAATGAAAATATGCTATTACTGCTTTACGAAGTTCTTCGTATTCTTTATTGCGCTTTAATTTTCGAATGATCTACTTCTTTCTTATAATACCAAGCTGCGTCGATATCTGTTAGTTCTACTTCTGCGCGAAGCGGGACTATCAGAAAATCGAATCGTTCGCGAATCTTATTTTCCATTATATCGACCGACGTAGAAATAACGTCGCGTTCTTCGTCCGGTTGTAAGTTGTAAACCATTTCGTCGTGAATCTGCCCCATTAAATAGCTTTGCCAATAACGCTTGGCGTGCGTATTTGCTTTGATATAAGACCATAGCAAACAATGAAACGCGGTCGCTTGAATAGGTGTGTTAATAATCATATTGTTTGTAAGAAGCCCCCCGCGACGATGCCCGAAAAAGGTAGTAATATATCCCTTGCGCTGATATTCGCGTATGCTTCGTTCCTGCCATTCTTTGACTTGGGGGAACCGATCCCAAAAGTTTTTTTCTACTTCCTTGATATGGGCTTCGAAGCTATCGTAATCGTTGGCGTCTGCCATTACGCCTACGTCTATCAAATGATCCAGAACCTTTACCCCTTCGCCGGTTTCCAGTTCTATGCAGTTATCCCAAATATTGCGGGCGCACGATACAAAATAGCTTCCGTAAAATTCGGGAAAGACAAATTGATTCTTAGCATAAAAGCGAAGTAGGCTTGTCATTTGCTTTTCGTTCAGTACGAAAATTTCGGCGGCTTGATCCCGGTGCATATCGGTTGATTCGTCTTCGATATATGCTATTAAATTTCCGTCTTTACTGTAACAAGCGATAATGCGGACTTCCTGCGAACCATAATCGATAAGCCCTATCTTGCATCCCGGTTCTGGAACAATGCCGCAACGTACGACGCGCTTTGGTTCTTCTTCGCGTATTGGTATATTCTGAAAATTCGGATCGCTTGAACTACTTCTATGGCTTCGGGGAATGTGTAAATCGATAAACGGGTATATCCGGTCGTTTGCAATTTCCCGCAGGAATTGTGCTAAATAGGTTCCCTTTATTTTCTTTAGCTTGCGTAGTCTTATCAATCGTTGCGCGAATGGATCATTTATGTTTAAAAGCGAATGGTAATCGACCGAAACAAATCCCTTCTTTGTCTTCTTATCGATTTTTGTTTTTAGCACGTTGGTAAACAGTTTGCGTAAATCGGGCGTGCTATCCAGATTTATTTCGCGGTTGTATTTCTTTTTGAATTTTTTCGCTGCGCCCGTATTTAGCAAAGCCTGTTCAAAGGTATCTATTTTCTTTTCGTAATATTCGTCTTGTTCACGGTAGTAGATAGAATCAACTGGTATCCCACGTATCTGCGTATCCGCAAGGGCTTTAAGCCCTTCGTGCGTAAGCTTATATGCTTCGCGTCGTTCATCGTGAAGTATATAATGCCTTTGGATCATAAAAAGATTTAACGACATTAACGAATCGAGTCCGCCATATAGTAGTAAATCTTCCAACGGCACTTCATCCAAACGGTTGCGTCCAGTTTCGGGATTTATTTTTTCCATTAGCGGTTTAACGTCTTTGCCGTAATTGTCCATCCCGAATTCAATATACGATTGGAATTTAAGAGTTGTAAAATTTCTTCGTTCGTCTATAATGTGCGCCGCGTTCATGGTACACCAAAGCCACTTCGCTACATATGCTACTTTTAAAATAACACGCGCCCAAACATCTTCGAATTTAAGATTATGTGCTATTTTTTCTATATTGTTAGACATTAAAAATAATGCTACTGCTGCTAAGACTTGGCCTTTTTCTTCTTGCGTCCAATGTGGATAACTGATTGGAAAAGAAATTGCGCGGTTTCTAAATGCTATTGACATAGACCATATAAGCGGCAGACCGCCAAAAGGTTTTAATGCGCTTGTTTCAAAATCAAAGGCAACGATTTTCTTTTTATCGTTTAGCAGATAATCGAACCAATGATTAAACCGGTCTATGTCGGTTACAATTTCTACTTTACTTTCGTAGTTTTGAAACTTGGGCTTTGGTTCGGAATTTTGCAAATGCGCGAAAGCGCGCTTCAAATCGATATCGTAAATGGTTTCGGTATTTTTATCGTAGAATGTTCCACCGCGTATTTTCTTTTCGGTACGTAGTAAAAACGACGGGTGGTACATGGGCAAAACCCACGCCCCGGTTAAACGATCCGGTATAATAAGACCGCGCCAACGGTTGATTTCTAAATGAGAAAAGCGACCGACGTAAAACGATTCGACCGCTTTTTTACCCAAAAGCCAAATATAATTCGGCTTTAATTCTTCTATGGTTTTATCTACTATAAATTCTTTGCAGCACTTTACTTCCTTGCGTGTAGGTGTTCGGTTGCTTGGCGGTCGGCAGTTTACCGCATTGATTTTCCAACAGTCGCGTTCAAGATCAAGTCCATATCTTGCTACTTTATCGCGAAGCAATCGCCCTGCCTGTCCTATGAATTGTGTTCCCGGTTCGAAGTACGGGTTTCCTTCGTCTTCTTCGCGTCCCGGTGCTTCGCCTATGATAAGTATTTTCTTTTGGCCTTTGCCGGTGTAGCTTGTCTTGGGCGTTAAACAGGTTTCCCAAAGACCGCACCGTTCGCAGGGGTCTTTACTAGCGGCATTGTTTTTCTTCCGCTGCTTTCGTTCGCCGGTAAAAAATCCTTTCATTTTATGCCTGTCAAAATGTGTCCCGCGTATTTGTGGTATATGCCGTGTATTATATCGTCGGTATGAACAAATCTAACTTGCGCCCCCATTACTGCCATATTTGATGCTTCTTGAAAACAGGCACAAAGCCAAGTATCCAAACAATCGGAAGAAAGAAGAACTACGTATTCAATGGTATCCGTTCGCTTTCGTCTATATATTTGCCCCGGCATTGGCTTTTCCATCATTCCCCCATAAGTGCTACCAAGTGTCGAAAGTTCCCGGTTTCAAATAACGCGCAATCGTCGCCGATCTTTAAATTGTTTGCTATCCCTATGGCATGGATTAAAAACGAAGGATTGATTTCGAAGTAGATATCATCGGCGGGCCGACCAAGCTTGAAGGTGTATTGTGCAAATGCCGCGTCGGGGTTCATTGTTTTAAACGTACATTTACTACCCCTAATCTTAATGTCCATCGGCTTGTATCCGTATTCGTCTTCTACTGCTGTCGGCATAACATAGCGCGCGGCTTGTTCGACTTCTTCTACTGGCAATGTTATTTCCTGCCGTATATCGAATTTGAAAAGAAACTGATACATTGGAAATTCCAAATTAACTAACCGCGCATGGATTTGTTTTGAATTGCCTTTATCGCGAAAGGATACAAACGCGTCGCTAACCGCGTAATGTGTCAATCCTTCCAAGCTGCATACTTCCTTTGCGGTCTTTGCCGGGATTAATATTTTGCCGTTGAACTTGCTTGCCATTTTGAATTCGCTTACGCGTACGTCGTCGGTAGCGGCAATAGTACTACCATTTACATATACGCAATTCATAGCCGGTTCTGCGGGGTCTTTGCTTGCCGTATCGGAACAGATAGCAAGCCCTGCTAAGAATTCTTGCGGCAGCGGTTTCCAATCCGGTTCGAAATTTATTTGATCGATCTTGTTAATAAGTTCTTCCGCGTTCGACTTTGCTATTGACGCTTTCGTTTTGTTGGTTTTGATAATCAAAGAAGTAGGCGTTTCTTTTATTTCCACTTCGGACGCGCCGACTTTGGGAAGCAGATTATAAAATACTTTCGCATTTACTGCTACTTTGTTTTCGAAGTCGGTATTGAAAATTTGGGCGATACAAACGCGGTCGTTATAGCTAACGATTTGCGTTCCGGTGAAAATAAGGTAGCGGAAGAATTCGCCAACGCGGGAATCGTCCAATGGCATTAATGCGCGGGAAACTGTTACGTTTAGGTCGTCAAGATCATATATCATAAAACCCCCCAAAACATTTAATCGCGAATAACTTAAAGATTTCAAATAGTTAAGCTAGTAAAAAGAAAAGACGATAAAGTTAACAAAGTTTGGATAGTATTTTTACGTCCGCTTGGATAAACCCAAGCTTCGAACTTTGTTTTGGGTACGCATTAATTCCGTACCTACTGATATGGAATTTATTCTTCGGCGGGAAAGAAGAACATTTTTTTTAAATAGTTCTATTCCGATCCATTCCCGACCTAATATTTCTGCCGCAATAGCAGAAGTACCGGAACCTAAAAACGGATCAAGTACAACGCAGGGTTTAGCTTTGGCCCTACAGCGGCAAGGCTTTTCCCAACCGGTAGTAGTTCTGTAATTATCGAAATAGGAATGTTCGGGACGGGGTATCGTTTTCTTCTGTACGCCTACCCCTATTCGTTTAAGCTTGCGCGCGGCTTGTTCATATGTTTGTGTAGGCTTAACAGGATTTTTAAAAGATAGTTTGCGGCGGTAAGGTTTGCCGCACTTGGAACAACAACCGGCTTGCGACGTTCCCGCTTTGATTATCTTTAACGGTAGATCGATTGGGAAAGTGGCAGAATGATCTATGCGGCTTTTGTCTACTGCTATTTTCCATACGGAACGCGGGAAGGATTTCTTCGGCGATAAAATCGCGTATTGATCGTAATAGTAATCGCTTCGTATTTTCGTAAACATGAAAATATGTTCATGTGCTAATATTGGGCGGTTGTTCGTATTGGAAGGTGTTACCGAAAGCTTATGCCAAATTCCTTCGTAGCGTACGAACCATCCTTGGTTCCGCATAGCAGTAGCAAATAACCACGGCAGACCTAACAAGTCCCCGCCCTTGGCGTTTACTTCCGGTAGGCGGTCGTATGCGTAAGCGTCGCCGATAATAACCCAAAGCGTTCCATCGTCGCGCAGTACCCGCTTAACTGCAAAGAACACTTCTTCCAAGTGTTTTATATAATCAAGCGGGCTTGCTTCCATCCCAATTTGGTCTTTGCGGGATTCGCCATAATCCCGCAAAGACCAGTAAGGGGGACTTGTTACAACGCAATGTGCTATCTTTTCGTTTAGGCGCTTTAATATGGGGACGCAATGCCCTGTATGTATTTCGCCTTTCACCTTACCGCGTCAAATACCAACCGGCTTGAGAAAAGCTTTTTCGCAGGGCTTTTTGTTGCCCGTCCGTTGCGCCGTTTTCGACCGCGAACTTCAACGAATTGTTTACTACCGTTCGCAGTTTATCCTTTTCGCCTTTGTCGAAATTCAGCTTGAATATTTTTTTCTTTCCGTCCGCGAAGCTAACTGTAAATTTGTCGGCTTCGAATTTCAACGACATTTTATTGGTAGCAATAACTTTGCGCTTTTGTCCTGCCGTTGTCATTTTCTTTTCGCCTTCGGATGCCGGGGCCGCTGCTGCCTTCTTTTTCTTTGCGGGCGGTTTCTTGGCGGCGGGCTTTTTCTTTGCGGGCGGTTTCTTGGCAGTAGTAGCTTTTTTGGCGGGCTTCTTTGCCGTAGGCTTTTTTGCGGCGGGCTTCTTTCTTGTCGTTCGTTTCTTTTGCGACGATTGGCTTGTATCGATTTCGCTTTCGGGTTCCCCGTCGTCGGGTTCCGGTTCGCCTTCCCCTTCGTCCCCTTCCCCTTCGTCCCCTTCCCCTTCGTCGCCTTCCCCTTCTCCGCCTTCTTCCAATTCCGATAGTTCGTTGTAAAAGTTAAAAGGCCCGTCCGGTATTTCGTCGGTCTTGCCTTCGTCGTCCAGTATTTCGATTGCTTCGATAAATGAATCCACCAACGCTTGTTTGCTTCCTGCCAGTTTTAGCTTTGTTTTCAGAAGTCCCTTTTTCGAATTCAGTTCCTTAATGTTCGCCTTAATCTGCTGTACGTCAATTCCCGATAAGTCCATTGCATTTCCCCCTTCTACGTGAAATTGGTTTTTGGCCCTTCTACCATCCTACATACATTATATCAGATAAACCGCCCCAACGTGACAATTAATTTTTCCATTCTTGATCTAATACCGGTTGTCCGATATCCAAAGACTGTAGGGTATAGACTTCGCGCCCGTCAATTTTTTTGTGGCGGTGCGCTAGCAAGTCAACTCGCAATACCCCTTCGGCGCGTTCCGTCTTGGTTTGGTTCAACGCCGCCATAATATCAACGTGGGCTAGCTTGCGGATATCTTCGCTAATGTTCGCTTCGTTCATGCTATCCATATCAAAGCTTTTCCGGTTGCCTTGGGTCGCGGTGATTACCAGACAATTAAATTGGGTAGCAATTCTTTTAAGCGTTTTCCATACCATGTTCGTACGGTCGCGTTGGCTGTCGTTTCTATGCCCTTCGTCGTTTACGATATCGGCATAATCTACTATCACTATATCGGGCATTGTCTTGTATCGTTCTTCGTACCCGTATAAAGTTTCCATCAAATCGTCGGGGGTTGCCGAAAACGTCGGAAAGGAAATTGGAATTATACTACCCCCCAAATGGATAGCGGCTTGCTTCGATCTTTTCATTAACTCTGACAAGGTTAGCGTTTTATTCTTTATGCGCTTGAACCACGTCGCCGTTACGTAGTCGCTTCCCTTTATGTCCCGGCACGCTACGCAAATCTTGTAGCGCATATCGGTTGTAAATTCGGGTTTAAGATTGCCGGTAAGAAACAAACCGCAATTATTCGTCCGCTGCTGTAAGTCGCAACTGTTGTCTTGATTCAACGCGCAATCGAACGTAGGGATAGTAATTATCGGTTCGCTACCATTGTCACTTACGCCAAATGTCATTTTCAAGATTCGTTCGACTTGTTCTTTTTGCGACATTTCCAAGCTTATCTTTAGCACGTTTCGCCCCTGCCGCATACCTTCTACGCCGCAATAGTCCAGAAACCACGACTTGCCACGCTTCATAGGTGCAAGAAACGATATCAACCAAGATCGGCGCAGCGGGCCGAATAAATATCCCAACTGGTAAGGTAGCTGTAATAACGGGTCGGGGTCTTCTTCGAAAAACAATGCTAATACGTCGGGATGGAAAATATCTTTGTATGGAAAAAGCCCCGGTGATTTTTTATGTGATTCTACTTTTGCTATCGCTTCGCCTACGCGGTCTTGTTCCAATAACTTCGAAGCATCTTTTATTGTTAGCTCTAATGAACGTCGGTCGAAATAATCGACCGCTTTGTTGTAAAGATATTCGTCGTTGAAGACTTCCAAGCGTTCGTAATTTTCGGACAAGTTTTCAAGATAACGTTTTACTATCCTTTGTTGGGATTCGTCGAGTCCGCCTTTTTCGATTTCGTAGACCTGTTGTATTCCGGTGCGCGGGGCTTTACCTTCGGCTTCGAAATACGCTTTGCACCAAATATATATCAAACGCGCGTAGTCGGATTCGAAGTAAGAAGCCTTTGCTACCTTCATCACGCGTTCGGCAAAATGATCGCTTACGATCATTCCGGTAATGATCTGTTCCTCAACTGCTCCAAGTGTTCGTCCAGTTCTAACAATTCTTCTTCGCATCGTGGATTGATCCTTTTCAGAACGCGACGCTTTGGTTTACGCTTTGCTACTTGCCTTTCCGGTTGCATAAACAAACGCCTTTCAAGATAATCTTTTAAATAATCGTCTACGCCGAATAGCAAAGTCGTTAAAGTTATTTGGCGGTTTGCGTCCGACAATGCTTCAAACAAATAACGGGTTAGCTTTTTCTTCGTCGGTTCGTTTGCGCCCTTGGTGAAATTGAACCTTCTACTATGTAGTTTTTCAAATTTGGATAGCTTTTCGGAAACGCGGGCTAACTGGTATTCGTCGGCGGGACTTCTTCGAAGTTCTTCTGTCCAAAAATATTGTAAGTGCGGTATGTAATCGGGATTGGCGGAAAGGTAGGTTCGCGCAAGGTCTTCGAATGGTTTGCCACATTCAGCGAACCAACTTAACGCCGGGGAGAACTTGCCCTTACGGGTATATGTAGAAGGTTTTATAAAATCCGCAATCCCTACCCGTACCCCAAGCGCGTTGGCGTGTTCGTATTGTCGGCGCAAGTAGTAGGATTCGGAAAGCAATCTATGGTAAGTTACGATTCGGGATTTTATTTCGGCAGGGGAAGTTACTTCAAGTTTTTCTTTCAAGGTATCTAATGCTTTGTTCCAAGCTTTGCTACCTTGCTTATGTTTTATCAAAGGTTGGCCTTGTGAATTCCAAAAATCAAGTAGTAGTTTTTCCCTTGTATATTTATAATTTTTTTCCTTTTGGAAATGTTCGCGAAAGCGGTCGCGAAGCGAACGCTGTCCCGAAGGGACACTTTCGTTAAAACCATTATCAAAAACCCTATTATTATATATACTATATGTCCGATATCGTACCTTTGTGTTTTTAGTGGCTTTGCAGCGAGTTCGTTCTACTAATTGATCGGGTTCTAATTCGAAATTATATAGCACTTTTGGGGGTACTTCGTTGGTCTTTTCGGTAGCTAAAATATTATCGCGTTTCAATCGTTCGACGATATCAAAATGGGTTTGTCTTCCGATATTTAATTCTTCTAGGATTTGGTACAGGGGAAAGGTGAAAGGTTTTTTGTTGCGGAAGTACCAGTAGCGGTACATTCGATTTAACCAACGGATCGTTGTTCGCGAATAAATCCCGCGCAAATGGTTTGTGCAGGATTCTATATCGCCGACCGTTGGGTATTGGTTTTTGTCTTTCCGCATTTTACTATCCCATAAAAACAATCAAGCCCTTTGCTTGTCGGGTAGAGATTGCGGGTAGGCAATAGACCGTTGAAGCCCTTTTTATGGGAAAAACGTCCCTACCCGACAAGCAAAGGGCTTGCGGCCTTTCCACCCTACCCGCAAACCCTTTTACGTTAATGTTTTGGCGTTGTCAAGCCAAAGTTAATATTGATATCCACCTTGCCGGTTACTTCGACACGTACCCCCAACGTCTGCCGCAAGTAGTCTTCGATTGCGCCTTGTATGCCGTTTGTAACCGCGTCCAAACCGGATTCGTCGGAACGTCTGCGCGCGGGTTTACGTTCCGCTTGGGTTTGCGGCGTTTCCGGTTCTTTGAATCCTTCCCCCTTTGTAGACGTTCGCAAAAATTCATGGATGCTTTTATATTTTTCCGCTGCGTTCGACAAATGAAATCTTTTACCTTCACCGGTCTTTTTATAAAGTGCTATTGCGTCTTTTGCTTCCATGTGAAGCGCGCAGGGAACAAATTGATATTCCCATTTTTTGCTTTTGCCGGTAGCTACATTGGTTTTTTGTATGAGCGCGCCTAGTTCGCTTTTGTCAATGGTTCCCAAAGCAGCACTTACAACGCCCATTTTTTTTGGTCGGCGTTCTTTTTCGGGTGTTTCTACTATAAGAACCTTAAACATTTGTTGGGCTGTCCAACCCCCACCCCGAAGAAGAAGTACTATACATTTTTCAGCTAACGATTTTGCCTGTTTCATATTGTCCCCCCAATATTCCGAATTAATTTCGCGGCGTGATAAATGCCGTGTACGCGAATGTGGTTCTTCATATTTATAACGCGTACGTGGTTTGTGAAATAGCTTGTCTTTTTGGTCTTTCACTTCTTTTTCCACTTCTGCTACGGTTGCTTCGGTTTCCTTTTCCGATAAATAAGTGGAAAGCGGCTTGTTACCGTCAACCGTAATTCCTTCAAGGTTTGTTTGTTCCATCCGTCCCCCTTTCTACTACCTTTATTATTCTTTCCGTCCATTTTGGGTTCGGTTCGCCACATTCTACCAATCCGATACCTACCCATTCGTGCGGTATTCCATCAATGACAATTACCGCCCCCAATAGCTTGTTTGAATTACAGAACGTCAATCGTTTAAGTTCATTGAAAGTAATTGTTTCTGTTTCCATTTTATTGTCCCCCTTTCAACCATTGTTTAAGTTCAAGGATCGTACGCGGATCGGCTTCGGCAGGGTCGCCCCCGTAGAGTTCTGCTATTTCTACATGGTTAACGATTCCTGCCAACTGCCGCGCGTACCGGTTTGCCTGTTGTAAAGCGTCGGGATCAAAAGCCAGTAGCACTTCTTCTATATCCATATCTATCAATTGATCGATTTGCCGGTGCGTTAAAGTAGCATTAGATGCCCCTATACAACCGTCGCCGATTCTCCAAACGTCGGTTACACCTTCGACAATAATACTTCTTCGTTTAGCATTATCGATATTATAAAAGGTCTGTTGAAATGTAATAAGGCTTTCTTGTTCGGGACAGGTTATATATTTAGATTTGGCTTTGTCGGTAATGTCCCGCGCTACGTATGTTACCATTATTCCGTTTAGAAAGTACGGCACGATTATTCGAAAGCGGTAGCGTCCGATTGTATGAACCGCACGTAGCTTATACTTCTTTATAAGATAATCGGGGGAAAACCCGCGATTGATAAGGTAATCAAGATGCAGGGAAGGGAAGTCTTTTGTAGAAGTGGAGGGATAGGCGACGTGGCGCGACGCGAAAGGGGGACTACCCAAAGCCCCGCGTTCCACGCCGCCCGTCCCATAATCGGAAATTTGATTGGCGATAGTAAAAGCGTGATTCCAAGTACAGTTTATCAAATCTTTTATCAACTTTGCAATACTTCCTTTTTCACCACAACGAAAACAACTGAATCGAGTTTTATCGGGCGTAATTCCACAATGGTTAGAAGAATCGTCGCAGTACGGGCAAGTTATGGCTGTCCAACCCGCGCTAACGTTTTTGCCTTCTGTCCAATATTCGATATTATTTTCTTCTAAAAATTCTATTATATCCATTTTAATTCTTGGGGCATTGCTACTGCTACGTCTACTTTTACTTCCATTAATTCAACGTCGCCGATAGGCGTTCGAGTGTAGCGCGCATGGGAACGCTTCATTATCAAACCGGTTTCTTGGTAGAAGTCGTAATAGACTTTTTCCAACCGGTGCGCTAGCGTGTTGATGTGTTCTGCCATTTCTTCGCGTGTCATAGCCAACCTTCCATTTTTCTAATCGGGGAAGCTAACCTTTACCCGCAAATCGGAATTTATTATTTTATCTTTAATGTCGTATTTAATATTTATCTTTGTTATCAATCCCCCTTTACTATCGTTATGAAACTTATCCATTAGTTTAGCAACGTCGTCCATAAATGTGTCTACCAACTTTTTTAATTCTTTCCTTTCTGTCATATCCAACCTTCCTTGTTATAAATTTGGATTCGCGTTATTGCGTGTTCGGCAACGTAACGGTAAGGGTCTAAAAAATCTATTACTTCTACTTCGCCTTTACCGTCTTGCGTCCGAAGCCCCCGCCCAATAGCTTGCAGGGTTTGAATTTCCGACTTGCCCCCGCAAGCGTTTAGAACGACATTTAGCGAAGGAATGTTTATCCCTTCGCGCCAAACGGCGGTTGAAATCACAGCTTGGATTTTTTTACTATCGAAGTCTTTTTTGATTTGGTTTCGAATTTGGCTTTCCACTTTGCCCTGTACGAATTCATATTTTATTTGAAGGGCTTTTAAATATTCTGCTATATTATTGCCGTGTCGGATTTCCTTTACCATAATCAAAACGGTTTTATCTTTACGTGTTCTTCTATATGTTTCGTTCGCTATGATCTTGTTACGTGCTACGCTATCGACTATTCCACGTTCGTAGATATCTTTGAATCTGTTTAAATGTTTTACGTCGTTTCGAAGGGGGACGTTTATTAAGGTTACTTTAGGCTTAGCAAGTATTTTCATTTGTACCCCTTCTTCTACCGGCAATTCGTATATCTTTGGCCCTATCAATCCTTCTAATGCTAAAGCACGTTTGCGGTCTTTCGGTACAGTAGCAGTATATCCAATTTTAATTGGTGCAAGGCTTCGTTGAAGCACTTCGCCATATAAGCTATTTCGGTCGTTAACGTGGTGCGCTTCGTCAATCAAAATAACGTCGGCAAAATCAAGGCGCAATTGTGCTATCAATTTATGATAGGATTGCACCGTTGCCAATGTGATTTGTTTGTTTTGAAATTCCTTCGAAGTCTTGCCGCTGATAACTTGCATTGATCGCCCCAACGATTTGAATACTTCTTCGGTTTGGGATAGCAAGTCTAAAGTATGACACAAAAAAAGGGCGTGGCTGTCCTGTCGGAATAAGGAAAGAAATGCCATTTGTGCGATTGTTTTTCCAGTTCCGGTAGGCGCAACTATAACCCCGCGTTTTTCGATAGCGGCAGTTTTAGCGGCTTCGATTTGGAATGGTCGGAAGGAAATACCGTTGACCTTTGGGTTAGCACGTTGAAGGCTTGTGATAGGAAGCGAACCGTCTGCTATTTCCAGTTCGGCCTTTTGTATAAGCAGTAAATGATTTACTACTTTTTCATAGAAGCCCGAAAGGAAAATTCCGGTACGCTTATCGATATAAGATCGGATTTGTTTTTTCCGCGTTCTTCCAAAACGCCCCGTTTTCCAAATAGCATCTTCGAACTTCAAAAGTTCGTATATTGGATCGCGAAGCGTCTTGGAAGCGCGGCAATGTACCGAATCAAGAATTTCGATTGTCCCTTTCATATTTATATTATACCATATAAACCCGCCCAACGTGACAGTTACGCTAAAAAATATTTCGGACAAATTTCCGCAATTCCCTAAATACAGATTTGGTAAGGCTTCGCGAACGCCAATCTTTGCGGAAATATCGTTGGACGAAAAAGGAACTATCGCCTTTCCTGTTTTTGAACTTCCCGGTACTAAGGCATATGCAGAACTGTTCAAATTCTGCCGGTGATTGAATAAGGACGGAAATCACTTCTTTAGCTTCTTTGGATAGCTTTTCGAATAAATCGCGTTTGATTGCCATTTGTTCGGGACTTGGTATTTTGCTAATTGAAAGGTCGTCTTCAAATCGCATATACAAGCCGTAAATACAAATCCAAGCTTGCGCCAAGTCGTTAGGATCGTCTTCGCGGTTTTCCGGTCGCCCCGCATTGTCGCCCTTCATTGAAACAACCCTACGCTATAAGCTTTCATAGCCCAAAGATAACCTAACGCGACACCGAATAGCACGAAGAAGAAGTAATTTATAACCCGTCCGCCGATAAACAGTAGTACTTCTTTCATGTTTGGCATTACCATTACGTAGTCCCCCTTCTTTTTAGGATTCGATTCGGGCGGTTTGCATTTATCGCCACGTCAACGTCGATAGCCTGTTTACAAGCTTTACAATCCGCGTAACTAAGATAAAGGTTTTGATTGTCACGTCGGAAAACGCAAACGTTTACGTCCACCCAATATTGGTTTTTTTCGCACCAAAAGGATTTCGCCGGGGTAAATTGCCCGCAGGCTTTACTATCCGCACTAACGTATTTTGTTCGGCATAACCGTTCGTGCGCTTGATCTTTATTGCCCCTACGAATACTGGCTTCGTGATAGGTTTTGCAATAGCGGCAATAAACCCCGGCTTTTCCTGTCCGCTTCAATTCTCTTTTTTTACTTCTATTTAGTTTTCTCATATGCGATAAGTCCTAATTGTCCAATAGCGGTTTCGATAGAAAGTAAAAATAGAAGTTAGCACGTCCCAAGTATGTACGACGGGATCATATATCATTTGAAGCGGTGAATCCCTAAAATCGTTGTCCCTATAGTTCAAAGACAACGGGGGCATGAAGACAATAAATAACCTTGCCATACTTCCCCCCTTTCTACGAACGTGTCCAATATTCGTTAGGAAACCATTCAACTACGACGGGCTTTCTTTCTTCCGCTAAACCGTAGCGGTCGATAATTTCGTAAGTGTACGCTTTAACCCGCTTGCGTCCCCCGTCTATTGCCACGTCAACGGTACGCCGGTTGTAATGACAATACTTCGGATCGTCGGGCCGATACCCTTCTAGGGCATCCAAACGGCGGATTACATCGGGCATATTTTTTACTATCATCAATTCGCCCTTCACTATATTTTCGCCGTTAAGAACAACGCCGGGATAAGGCCCAAGATCGTACATTGTCCCTTCGATAAATGCTTCTTCATGGGATAGTACATCGTCGGCGATAACCAAAAAATTTCGTTGATCGTGCTTCAAGGTTCCATAGACGAATATTGCACCATGTCCATTTGAAAAATGATCCATTTTACTAGTCCCCCTTTGTGTTTAGTTTTGGGCCGACCGTCGCCCATTTGGGTTAAGTACCCAATCGACGACAGGGGGACGATTCCCCCTGCCGCCTGTTGGGGACTTAAACCGCGTCTTCTAACAGACGCGCTTTCGCATTGGCTTTGATTTCGCGGGCCAACGCAGGGGTTAACACTTTTGTCAAGTCCTTCAACTTTGCCTTTGAAATGCTTTCAATGGTAGTAAAGCCCTTTTGGTATAAAGACAAGGCGCGCTTTCCGCCGACTTTCTTAATGCGCGTAAGCGGAACTACTTCTTCGGGTACGCCGTACTTCACGCGAAGCGGCAGCGTTTCCCAAAGGTCGCGATTCCAACTAGCGTGCATTTTGTCGATAAGTGCAAGGGCTTGTCCGATACGGTCTATATCAAAAACGATTTGCCGCCGTATCGATTTCAACGCGTCCGGTACTTCTTCCCCGGTTAAAGCGGCATAAGTAGCAATTGCCGCAATAATAGCGGACGTGGGCCGAATTGATCTACCGACAAGCGGCATAGCAAAGCTTTGTGCTTCCGGTTGTACGTCTTTCGGGATATACCCCCAATCGTTCGAAGGGATATCGCCAATAGCCCACGCCAAAAAACGGTCGCGTTCGGGTTCTTCGTAAAGACCGTTTTTAAAATACGCGTCGAAGTTTTGATACCATTTGTAAACGTCTTGCGGTGAAAAATACAACCATGAACATACGCGTCCAAGTCCCGTCGCTTTTACTATTCGTCCATCGTCGCTTGTTATCATTTCCATATTAAGCAAACGATCCATAAGTTCGGTTGCATCGTGCGAAGTAAAATAGTCTTCGTCGTTTTGCTTTGCAAGCAACGACCGGTTGTACCATGCGTACAAGTCTTGCGGTTCCCGAATCGTTTTTGTTTCGATTTCTGATATAACGTGAAACGGGAAGAAGTGCGCCAGTACAGACCGGACGGGACGCGGATTCATAAAGCGTTCGCGCCATTCTTCGGTTGCACCTTCTGGTAGCAGAAGAAAAACAAAACCCGCGTCGTCTATTCCGTAACGCCCCGCGCGTCCTGCCATTTGAATAATGTCGAGTTCGTCAACTTCATTCAAGCCCCGGTGGATACCGGTAATAATGACGTTGCGCGCCGGTAGGTTCCGTCCCCAAGCAAGGGTAGAAGTAGAAACCAAAATACGAATTCCATTTTCCCGGTCGGCGAATTTCGTTTCGATATCCAACCGGTCTTCCAAATCCAAATCGGCATTATGGAAGAATGTTTCTTCGCCAAGATCGCGAAGCATTTTTACTATCCGTCTTCCGGTTCCCTTGTCGTGGGTGAAAATAAGGAACTTTTCGTTCGGCTTCGATTGTGCGATATCTACTACCATGTTCATTTTGTTTGATTGCGTTGTCCAATAGTCGCGGTAAGCTACTTGGTATTCGCAGTAATTCATGTTCAGTTCAACCGGTCGCCAAGTAGAAAAAACAACGTCGGTCGGCTTTCCATTCATTACTGTTAACCATTCGCCAAGTTCCGCAACGTTTGGCATGGTTGCCGATAGCAGAAGAATTCGGGCATTGTGGTTAATAGCGGTAAAACGCATAAGTCCCGCTTCTACCGCGTGTCCCCTATCGGTGCTAAGAATATGGGATTCGTCCACAATAACAAGCCCGACTTGCTTTAACCAATAGTTCTTTTCAGCTTTCATACGACGGGTACGCGAATCGCACATTTCCGAAGTCATAACAATAATGGTGCTATCCGCAAGTTCGGCTTTCTTGCGTTCCGAAAGAACATAATCCCCGGTAAGGATAGTAATTTTTTCGTCCGGGTAACGCTTCTGCCAATCGTCGTACTTTTCTTGCGTTAGGGATTTCAGCGGGGAAAGGTAAACGATCTTTTTTCCGCGCAGAAGAACAACGTCCATTAGCAGTTCCGCGCAAATGGTTTTCCCTGCCGAAGTGTTCGCGCCGATAACCAGATTGTTTTCTTTATCAGCGTACGGAAGTACTTCTGATTGAACGGGGTTGAACGTTTCGAACGGATAATTGAAAAACGGGTATTCGGCGGTTGGTGTTCCGCGCGATTGCGCCAACCAATCGTCGTTACCATCGGGATCGTCGCGGAAACTGAAATTTACTACCGGTTCCGTTTCCGGTTCCGGTTCGGGTTCTTCGATTGGGATTGTAACGGTTGAATCGCCCAATACCAAAACGTCAACTTCCGCTTGTTCCAATTGCGATTCGGCGAATTGATCCTTAAAGCCGGGGTCTTTCGCCAGTACGCGCGCTTCCATCGTGGGCTTGCCTTTCGGGTTTAGATCGCCCAAAACGTAAGCTAATTGTCCGTCCGTCAACCGCCCATAGTTTACCAAGCTTTCTAACAGACCTTGGGCGAAGTCCATCCAATTAACCGCATTATGGGAAAGTACCGCGCGAACGTATTCGAAATTTACTACGTCTTGATCGTTCGCGGTTCCCATAAACTCGGCGATTCGGTCTTGCAGACGTTGACCGATTGAAGTTCTTCCTTCGACGCGAAGAATTTTCTTCCCCTTGCCGATTGGTCTATCGTTTGTCTTTTCCCAAAAAACAACCCGAATAGCGTCCGCGCCGATATCACGCGTAACGCCGGTTCGATAATCAACGGTGGAATAAACGCGAACGTCTACTTCCGTATTGGTCGTCGGGATTTGATAAACGAATTCGTTGCAGTTTGGTACGTTGACAATAGTAAAATTGTCGGGCAAGTTCGCTTCGAATTCTTCCTTTGTCAATGTTACGAAGTTACTCATTTTACTAGCCCCCCTTTGCTAATAATGGTGTTACAAGTGTTAAACCCTTAATAGGACGCACAACCGCAAGGGTTATGCGCCCGATAAAGGTTTACTACTCAAGGTCGGCGTTGCGGGGTGCGCGGACGTTAACAGACCATTTCATATTGATTAGGTCTTGAACCGTTTGCGCGCTAATAAATTTTCCCGCTACGTAGTCGATACTGCCTTTCAACGTTTCGACTTTGAAACATTCCTTCGGCGGTTCCGCGTCGCGTCCAATATGTCTATCCATATCGTAATCGGGACACATTGAAGGATACTTTCGAAAGTCAATAAGATTGATAGTCGGTTTCGACATTGCCTAAGTCCCCCTTTCCTAGAGTTAATCGCCATAGACGATTAGCGCGCGCCGTACCCGTTTCGGATTATGAATAGTTAATTCTTCTTCCGTTCCCGGTGCAGCGTACCCGCGCCGCCCGAAGTTGGTCGCGCGAACCAATTTCGGTTTAGGGCTTGTCGGCGGGGTATAGTACCTACCAAGATTTTCGGCTTCTCCGCTTTCAATATCGAAAGTGTAAAGATGCCAAGCTTTTGTCTTGAAAACATTTTCGAAGTCAAGTTCAAGGTATTCGAAAGCTGCTTCTGCAATATCATAGGTAGAAGCAAATACACGAATACCAAGGCTTGCGCGCAGGTCGTAAATTACTATCGGCCTTTGATTGTCCCGCGCGAAGAAAATTTGCCGCGTGGTATAATCAAGAATGACAAGCGAATAGCAATCTAACTTCTTTAACGTCTTCGCGGAAAATCCAATCTTATCGAAAACGCGTAGCATTGCTTCGCTATCGGTTTCGCCTTCCATTTTACACTTAACGCGGTGTTTACCGGCAAGCTTGAAAGCGGTTTCGCCGAAGGTTCCGTTATGAACCATAGCGTAACGGTCGCCGACGAACGGATGCGTATTACGAAGGTTGATAGCACCAAGCGAAGCCTTGCGGTTGTGTCCTACAAATACTTCCGCGTTTTCGTCCACGATTGCGCGCTTCATTAGCTTTGATACGCGGATAAATTCTTTCGCGCGGATATCGCATTTTTCGGTAATAAGTTCGCTATCCGTAAGCGCAAAAAAACCAGTACCATCTATACCGCGTGTTTCCGTTAATACTGCTAATGTTTTCATAAGCCGAAATACTTTACTTTTGTCTTTCGGCTTTCCGATATAACCATAAATTCCGCACATTGTTTAAGTCCCCCTTTCATACATTTGAATTAAGCCCTTAATAGGACGCACTACCGAAGTAATGCGCCCGATAAAAGTTTAATCCAAGTCGTTGCCGCGTTGTTCTTCTTCGAAGTGAACGCAGCGTTCTACAAAATGCCCGATAGCAGCGTTATCGTCGTTGGTAAGATTTCCGACGTTTACGTGCATTACCGACGTAGAAGTAGCTAAAGGCGCGTCGGGGTTGACGGTCGGACATTCTTCGGGGTCGCCTTCGTAGTCAAGTGGAAGCAGATAAAACTTTGCAGCTTTTCCGCGTCCTTTCTTTTTTACGTTGAAACCCCAACCGGCTTTTTCGCTTTTCATATTGGTAAGCATAGCACTAACATACTTCTTTTGTGCGGGGCAATCAACGGCATCTATATGGTCGATAAGTCCGTAGATAGCGTTGATTGTGTCTACCAATTGTTTTTTCGTTGCGCCGGTTTTGATTTCTTCCAAGATAGTATAAGCCTTGGATTCTGCGCGGGGCCATTTTTTCTTTTTACTGCCGGGGCGAATATAAATTTCCGCTTCCGACTTCCCCGCATAAGGGTTTAGTTGGGGTGTTGGAATTTCGGTAGCAATTTCTATACTTCCTTCTTCTTTCAACTTGGAAATGAAACCTTGAAATGTGATAAGATAAGTACTATCAAAAAGACCGGCTATAGCGAATTCAAGCCAACGTTGGGTAAGTAGAAGCCAATTCTTCATTTTCGGAAATTCTACCGTACCGCTATGTAGTCTAAATTCAAGCGTTCGCCGGGAAGTGTAACTGCGTAGATTCAACGCCGTTTTGCGTCGGTCAATAAGGCCCGTTGTCATTTCGTTATACCATGACATAGGGCTTTCATGGTTTTGAATCTGCCGCGCGTTACAATCCTTCCACGATTTACAGTAGTTATTACTTTGACGTGAATTCGGCAAAGCGAAATAAAAGTACTTTTCGCATTTAAGCCAACCATTGATAACGCGCCGAAGTTCCACGTCGGAAATTCCCTGTACGCCGTGGTGGACGTGAAGACCGCAGGATTTGGAAACGGTTGCAATACCGTCTAAAGCGTCGCAAACGATCTTTAACGCTTTAAGCCCTTCGCGGCCTTTCAATACAGGCGAAGCAATTTCCATATTCTTTGGAAACTGCGTACGCATGACTGAATTTTGCGCGTAAAGCGAACCATCGTCTTTGACGTACCAAAGGGTAGTATTGTATTCGTCCGTTTGATGCCCGTACGAATCCGCTATTGCCGAATGGTTAATACCGTTGTCGTCAAAGAATCGCTTCAATCGCGCAACCATCATTCCCTTTGATATTTGGGAATGACATTCGATTTCGATTCCAAACGTCCTTTGATTGTTCATAGCTTAGTCCCCCTTTTCGTTTTTCCCAACTAATATTAAAACCCTTAATTGGAAGCACTACCGAAGTAATGCTTCCTATAAAGGTTCTAACCTACCCTTCGCAGGGTATGACCGACCGCCGCCAACTTTCTAAACTGGTGCGGGTAGGTTTTGCGAAACAAGTTGATAGACCAAATAGCTGCAAGTCTTTCGTTCTTTCCCAAATGGTGCGCGAATTCGTGAAGGAAAGTAACAATCGAAAGCTTGCCGCGCATGGTTATCGTTTTGTCTTCGCGGTTATAACTGCTACTGCCGCTGTCTTCTTCGGTATCCTTAACTTTTTTGTCAAGGTCGATTCCTTCGACGGTAACGGTCGGGGCTTCGACTTCGTAAACTTCCGATAGCTCTTTTGCCATAATCTGCATATACTTCAATCTTGTTTTGTTGGAAGTTTTGAAAGTCTTGCGGTCTTTGAACTTCTTTACAGCAGCGATAACGCCCAACTTGAATTTGATATCGGGCCGAATACATTCCGCAACCGTCGCGGGATATCCGTCGCCATTGTTCGGAAATCCATTAATAAGTAGCATTACCAAATCCGCACGTTGATTATTGTCCAGTTCTACCAGAATACGCCGCGCAAGATCGATAACGCTTCCTTCTGCCTGTACTACTGCATTTTCCGTTGTAACGTTTTCCATTGTTTAAGTCCCCCTTTTAAATAATGGTCGATCTAAGGGTAAAACCCTTAATTGGACGCACTACCAAAGTAATGCGCCCTATAAAGGTTTTACTTTTCTTCGCCGTAATTTTCGACTTCGCCGAAAGTAACCTTATTGAATTTGGTAGTCTTGAATTTAGCAAGTTTGGTAAATTCTTCCTTACCCAATACGGTTTCGGCTTTGCCGATTTGGACTTTGACGCAAGCCAAAAAATCGTCCGGTCGGCGACGAAGCTTGTCCCGAAGTGCGCGAATATCAATGGTAGCAGATACCATATCGTCGATAAAAACTGCGCTACCGTAATCGCCGACGATTTGGTTTTCTTCCGTCGCGCGCGCATGGGCTTTGATTGCGTCTTTGATTTCGTTAAGCTTTTTGGAAAGTTCTTTGATAGTGCTATCAATTTCCCTTCCTTCTGCAATCAACTTCCCGATTTTCGGATGCTTCTTTTTAAGTGCGTTTGCCATTGTTTTGTCCCCCTTTTCGTTGGATTGGTCTAACTAAGGATTGTAAAACCCTTAATAGGACGCACAACCCAAGGGCCGATAAAGTTATGCGTCCGATAAAAGTTTTACCGGAAACGGGCGAAGTCCCGCGCCGATACTTCGTAAAAATCGTGCAAATCAATTACGACGTGTTTGGAAACTTCGTAATCGAAAGCACAAGCGTTGCAAACGGGGCCGTCGAAGTGAAAGCCGTCGATAATAGCTTCTACTTCTTCCCAATCTTCGCCTTTGATCCAATCCGCTTCGATAATACAATTACAAAGTTTGCAGTTCATTTTTAAGTCCCCCTTTTTGGTTTTAAGGATCGAAGTAAAATCCTTAATAGGACGCACAACCGAAGTAATGCGCCCGATAAAGATTTTACAGACTTTCCAAGTACCCGCTTTCTTCGTCCTTCGCGAATTCGATATCAAGCGCGATATTAGAAATGGTATCGTCCAGTACCCGCTTGCACATTTCATCTAACGCTTTTGCAAAAGACGGGAAAACAAGTTCTTCTATATCAACGTCGGGCGGTTCATAATAGGTTCCCGGTGAATAGTGCGCTACGTCCAAATGAAATTTGTCTTTCATAATATAGAAGACAAATTCACCGTCGCCGACGTTGATAGCAAAATCGGTTTCGTCGGAAAAATCCGTTTGAATGGTTACGTCCGGTTTGCAATCGACAGCCTTTAAAGCTACTTCTACGAAGTGTTTCATAATTTCCGGTTTCATGTTTAAGTCCCCCTTTTGGTTGGTTGGTCTATCTAAGGGTTAAACCCTTAATGGAAAGCACAACCGAAGTTATGCTTTCGATAAAGGTTTTACTTGTCGTTGTCTTCCAGATTCTTGCAGGCTTCTGCTACCGCTTCCGCGTCGCGCTTCAAACGGTAAGACATAATGCCTTTCGGAAACTGTACTTTCCACCAACCATCGTTCGCTTTCCATACTTCCCAAGTTTCGTGCTTTGCCATTTTATAAGTCCCCCTTTTGGTTTCAATTCAGAATTCGAATAGTTCAAATTCTGGAGTAAAGCCAAAAGGCAATTTCTAACGGAACTACTCCGCTGCGCGCCTACTCGAAAGATTCGGCGCGGTCTTCCGCGTACCTTCTACTAAAGCCGCTATTAAGGGGTAAATCGGTCGTCGCGTGGATGCCCTATTGGGGGTGGGGGATCGGGCAAAACCGTTTCGCGCGTACGGCATACGCGCTGCGTAGAATTACTTCGGGATTCGCGTTCGTTCCGTTGTCGGTCTTGGTTGCACCGCCCATATCCGACCTTCGGGCGGTCGCGTCGCCGGGGCCAAATGCCCTATGCTTCGCAATTGCGGATTTTCCGGTTGATGCTTCCGCCTACCGTTGCTACCGTTGCGCTGCTTTCGACGTGTCCGTATGAGTAGTTGCGTTAAACGGCCTTACAAGGTGTTCCCCTTCACGTTCCCCCGCTATCTTGAAAGCCGGGGCGGGGCTTGATTGCGCCGCCGCGTGAGATGCGGATTTAACCGCCTGCGTTCCGTCTACTCGCACCGCGCGGGTTGAATTGTCGGCAGGGGCTTTAAGCGCCGCGCTTGCCGCGCCTGCCGTGTTAACTGAAAAACTCAATATCGTTGAACCGTTGAACATGGTTCATCATACCATGAAAGTTTACATTCTGTCAACCCCTGTAGATTCCCTATTGACGCGGGTTTGCGCTAAATTGACCTAAAATTGCCCGCAAAGCCTACAACCATGCGGGTTTAAAAAATGCAAATTTTTTCAATATTTTATAAAAAAAATGCACTTTTTTTAGCTATTATTTCTAATGATTTCAAAGGGTTTGGTCTAATGAAAAAGTACCAGATTTGGGGCAAATTCGGGGAATCGACCGCCCGCAAACCCGCGCCGTTACTGGCTTTGATAGCTTTTTTGGGGAATAAGGGCGGGCCGATTATCAGGCCAAATAATCGGTTATCAGTACAGATAATGCCTTGACAGGGGAAAGCCCGGTATTCAGCTTCTAAAGCGTCCTATCGGGCTTTATTTGGCAAGATCGGCATTGATGCCGTAAGGTTGAAGCGTCCGTAGATCGTCCATTGATACAAGGGCCGGGGAACCGGGGTATTTGACCGACCGTACCCGACCGCTTGCTATTAAAAGGTTAATGGTCTGCCGGGAACATTCGTATAGATAAGCCGCTACTGATACCGGGAACCATTGCCCTTTGTACGGGGGCGAAACCGGATAGTCGTTATCGGCTTCGACCGGAATAGCTTTATCCTTACGCCTTTTTACTTCGGTGAAATTGATTGCGAATCGTTTTGGTTTATTCATTATGTACCCATAGTAAACGCATTGCGTCGTAAGCGCCCGCAAAATTGCCGCGTCCGCGAATCGGCCTAACCTTGATATAGGCGTTGTACTTCCAAGCGTCTTCGGGCGTTTTTACGTTGCTTCCGCCGCCCGCCGCGCCGATTGACAGATACGGGTTAATAGCAATTTCGATATGAACCATTTTATCCGAAACAGAACTTTTCCAGAAGCAAAGCCAACCTTCGTCGATAAAAGTACTATTCGGATTCGGCGGGCCGAAAGCGTCCCGGTAACGTTGGTAGATCATATCGGCGGTAGCGTCCTGCTGCCGCCCCATAAGACCGACAGCCTTGGAACATTCTACTACCAGACCGGAACAATCAAAGCCGCTTGGATCGTCGCCGCCCCAAGTATAGGGACGATTGATATTTGACCAAGCGACGCGCATAAATACTTCGCGCATTTGTGCTTCGTAAAATCGATCCATGCTATACCCCCTTTTTCATCATTACTTGCGCGTAAATATAGCGTTCCTTTACATACGTGTTATCGTATAACCGGTGTTCGGGAACAAAGCAAATGGAAATCGAACCGTGGGGCCGATATCCTTCTTTCCAATACGTATTTACTACGTTCATTAAGTCTTCCCGGTTTTCTGATTCTGCTATTACGTAATGTCGTGTTAGCATTAATACCCCCTTGTTAGTCTTCTACCGCGTAGTCCGTCTTTCCATCCCATGTTATAAGATAAGAACAATGCCACTATTACCAGAACAAGCAACAAAAGAAAAGACCATAACGGAATTGTGATCCACATACCTATAAAAGCTTTCATTTTTTACTACCCCCCTTTCCTGTCTTTGGTGAAATCCGTATTTTTGTAGTGCAGCCATTCGGCTTTTCGGAACCCTTTCCAAAAGCCCGCCATATAAGCCTTTGTAACGACGCGTTTACACCCGTTGCATTTATAATACCATACGCAAGCTAACATTATAACGCGTCGGTATCGTCGAACGTCTATGCTAAAGCAATGCGGACAGCGCACTTCGGTAGGAACGTCCAGTTCCCAATCGCTCATTTCCATTTGAATAGTTCTTCCTTTAGTGTCTTAACGAAATTCCGCCATGTCCAACGAACGCGAAGGAAAGCCCCATGAAAAGTTTTATCCAAATAGGCTTTGCAGAATTCGCAGTTATCGGGGTAGTAAAGATGGTCGCAATAACCGGAAGGATTTCGAAGTTCTACCGGATATCCACAATGGGGGCATATATCGTTCATTTTACTACCCTTTCGTCAACTGGCAGTATTTACGAAAGAACGGGTCTAACCGCCCGTCGTACTTGCGGCATAGTTCGGGACGCTTTTCGTATATGTCGCATACGTGGTCTAGGTTGATCCATTTCAAATGGGGACAAAGACTTTTTACTGTAACTGCTATCCCCGTTGCTAGCATGGTAATCATACAACCGCGCGCTTCGTAGAACTCCACGTATTCTTTAAAGTCCTTCGGCGCGGGATGCAAAACAAAAGTCATGTAGTGGCAGCACCTACCACAAGCTAAACAAATTTCGTTTTCTTCTTTTGTGTTTTCCATTTTTGTTCTTCCTTTATCAAGGCTACGGCAGTAGTCAAGCTACAGTTTAATTTTCTTCTACGAAACCGCGCCATTGTATAATGATTTTTGCATACACCCAAGCTAACATAGCGCGCGAAGTCTTTGCAACCGGGAATCGTGCATGGATTAGCTTTTGTCATTATTCCACGTCCATCATTTCTTTATATAGTTCGGGGGTTCGTTCGCCTTTCAAGTAGCGTTCTTCAATGGGCTTGAATACAATCGTTAGGGCGGGAATAGGATTAGCTACTGTCGTATAATCGCTTTGCAAATTCAAATAGTGGTGTTTTATCGTATAGAAGTGTTCTACCGCTTTTTCCCAACTGGAAGTGCTTTTGCCTATCCTTGCATTAAGCACTTCTATTAGGTCTTCGGCGCACCGAATTATTTCTTCTTTTATCGTGGCGTCGATAAAGTAATGATCGGCGGTAAGTATGATATTGCGGTTGTCGCAGTATTCCCCGATAGCTTCTTTGTTAGCGTTGCCTTCCCTAAATTGTATGCCAATGTGAATGTAGACTTCTTTTATTTTCATTTGCTACCCTTCCCTTGGTGTTATTTTCATAGGCGGTATTTTTGTCATAAGTTCGTCGTATTCTTTTTCTACCCCTATCATTTTTGCCATTCTAATAGCAGTAATTGTTAATTTTGGATCGAACCGCCCTTCCGATTTGAAATCCTTCCATAATATAATAGCAAGTGCAAATTCTTGCTTTCCTTCTTTTGTAAGCTCCATTTTAATTAAGCCCTTCGCAGTTGTCGCCTTGTGCTACCATGTTCGGCAAGTTGTGGTCGATAGCGGCTTTCATATTGGTTAGCTTGGCGCAGACAATACCTATATCCGGTTCTACGATTATGTACCGGCAGCACGCCGCACCCTGCCCCATTTTGCAAACACCCTTTAATATATTGTCTGGTATTTCTTTCATTTTACTACCCCCTTTACGTATCCCAACGTTCTAACGCTTCCATTATTGTTAGTTCTGGAACAACCGTGTACGAATAGTCGCCGGTCGTCGCGTGCGCCATTAAGCGGATAGAAGCATAGTAAACCAGTTTGCGCGGCAAACGGTGAGCCAACCACAACCAGAATTTATCCTTCATTTCGTACCCCCTTTATTTCTTCTAGTAACGCTTTGAAATAATCATCAAGAAATTCCGCGTCCACTTTATCAAGTGACGGTAGCAGTATTGCACGATCTTTATACAGTTTATTTATGCCTTGCTAACGCTGTAAATAGCAAGGCGTTTGTCGGTAATGTCGTAAATAAGATTGGAAAACAGATAGACGGAAGCTATACCGGCAACCCCGCCGCCAACACAAAACAATATGATCGCTGTAACCTTTTTCATTTTACTACCCTTCCCAATTTTCGTCCATGTAATCCAAAATATCGTCCAAAGCCCCTAAGTGTTTTTCCAACGCCGCGCTATAATGTCCATGATCGGTTTGAACGTGTCGTTTCAATGTGGGGAAACCGGAATTATAGGTTACGGCTTTGTACTGGTGAACGTTTCCGTCTTCGTCTTTGTAGGTTTCTGTCGATTCATTGCGAAACCACTTGCGGACGTGGTAGCTACAGAACCGGCAATGGTGGAATGGGCTTGTAAGTACGTATTTGATGCTATTTTCCATTCTATATATATTATATCAGATAAACCGGCCCAACGTGACATTTAATTTTTAAAATTCTTTTGCGTTTTGTAAAAAGTTAAGATATCTGTAGAAGACAAGCTATTAAAGGGGTTTTTGTATGCGAAGGTTGACAAGAAACGGCAACGGCAACGGCAACGGCGGGGGCAATCGAAAAGACGGTAGCAGTACGGCTTATGACGAACTCGACATTCGCCGCAAACGCTTGGTAGATGAGTATTTGAAAGACCTTGACACCTACCGCGCGTATAGGGCAGCAGGGTATAAAGGAAGTAAGACTAGCGCGTGGGAAGTCTTGCGAAACCCCAAAGTTCAAGCCGCCATAAAAGAGAAGCAAGAAGTACTACGCAATAAGATCAACTTGGATACCGACGATATACTTCGTGAACTAATGATGATCGGATTTGCTAATATGATGGACTTTGCGGAATGGGAAAGCGGGCAGATAAGTGTTAAAGACAGCAGTACTATCCCGCGTTGCTTGACCGCCTGCATTTCAGAAATTAGCGAATCTACTACCCGCTTCGGAACTTCTACCGTAAAACTCAAACTCCATCCTAAATTAACTGCCTTAAAGATGCTTGGTGAACATTTGGGGATTTTCGGTAAGGATGGCGAAGGCGTGGACGACCCCGGCGAAGTAGCAAGAAAAATTAAGCAGGCCGCAGACGCGCTTTTTGGCAGCGTTCCTATTACAGAACCGAAAAAGGCCAAAGGACAGGTCATACCACTAAGCAAAGAAGACTAAATGGCAGAAGTACTACCCTTCAACAGAATGTATCCT